AACATGGGCGTGCAATCAACTCGCGTTCGGATAGGTTTAAAATTGCTGTTGGACCGATTTTCAAGTTGATTGAAAAGAATCTGTTTAAATTGCCTTGGTTTATAAAGACGGTTGACGCGAAAGAAAGAGCTAAGTATGTATATGATCTCCTCTATAGAGAGGGAGGGAAATACATAGCGACAGACTATACTTCTTTCGAGGCGCTGTTCACGCGTGATATCATGGAATCTGTGGAGTTCGAACTCTATGACTGGACAACGGAACGATTGCCAGAGCATGATGAGTTCATGGGAACCTGCAGGACCTATTTGGCTGGAGAGAACAAAATTAAGAACAAGAATATGAGTGTAGAGGTAGAAGCGACAAGAATGAGTGGTGAAATGTGTACTAGCTTGGGCAATGGGTTTAGCAATCTCATGTTCATGCTCTTCCTGTGTGAGGAAGCCGGTAGTAAGTGTGTTGGTGTGGTGGAAGGAGATGATGGGCTTTTCTGTATTGAAGGGCCCATTCCGTCCATTGCCCAATTTGCTGAACTCGGTCTCATAATTAAACTGGAAGAGTGGGACAATTTGAATGAGGCTTCATTCTGCGGCCAAGTTTTCGACACTGACACCATGACGGTCATCACTGATCCAAGAAAAGTGTTGGCGAGCTTGGGATGGATCGAGGGCAAGTATGCCCGATCCCGAGCCGGAGTCAAGTTGGGGTTGCTGAGAGCCAAAGCCTGGAGCTTTGGATATCAGTACCCCTCTTGCCCCGTCATTTCATCCATGGCACGAGCCTACCTAAGACTTACCCGCTCATATGACCATCGCGTTGCACTGAAAGGTGAGAGTGATCCATATAAGAGAAAAATATTGGCGGATGCTTTTGATGCTGGCCGGCCGGAGCTGAACCAAGAGATTTCAGGAGCGACTAGAGCGCTCATGGCCTCAAAGTTTGACTTTAGTGTCGACCTCCAGTTGAAGTATGAAGCCTACTTCGATGCGCTGGACGTGTTGGAGGAAATTCCTTTGTGGTTCGAGGCACCCCTCTCATGGAGAGCCTTCAGTGACGCATACACTCGTGAGACCATTGACGTTTCTCATCTTCTGAGTCCTCCTGAGACTTGGCGGAAAAGTCATGAGTGTTCCCTCCCCGATAGCCTCGAGTTTGATCGTATCGGAGATTTCCAGGACTT